ACCCCCCGAAATATCGGCCTCAAACTGTCGGCCAGGATCCGTCAGCAGCTCGTTTCGGCTCGGCAAGCGAAAGGTTGGTCTCAGGCCGATCTGTGCGAGAAAAGCGGCATATCGCGGCCCATGATTACGAAGATAGAAAGCGGTGATCGTGACCCGACCCCAAATGTTTTCCACGCGCTGTGCAAGCAACTTGATCTTCGCATCGCAATAAAGTTGGTTGCCAGAAGCTGAACTTTAGAGGTGAAAGCGACCCCGCCGGCGAGCAGCAACTCGCCGGCGGGTCTAACAACCAAGAGCTGTACTGGAGCCCTTGCGATGCTGAAAAAAAACTATATTGGAAATTCGTCACGAGGCAAGCCGGCGGGGCGTGCCGTGGGATTGGATTCGCGACCAGAAGGATCGCCTGGTCGAAATCGAACGCGAGAAGCGCCTCCCCCAGGTCGAGGCCCGCCAGGCCGCCTGGTGGAGCTACGTCGGCCGCGACTCGGGCAGCGCCTCGTTCTGGCGGCACGGGTTCAAGGCCCGCTTCGGCCGACGCCTGGCCGTGGGGGCCGACTACACGTGCGTGCCGTGCTACGACGAAATCGCCGCGGCGGTGCGCGAGCAGGTCGACGAGTACTCGGCCTGGTCGACCGAGGAGATTTTTGCGTTCTTGCTCGCAGACTATCAGCCGTTTCCCGCGCGAAGCCGGTTTTGGTGGGAGGCTTGGGAGGAGATCGAGCAGCGAGTGGCGAGCAGCGAGCCGCGAGAGGAGGTGCCGTTTTGAATTCGCATTTTCACCCTTGGGGTGAAAGGGTGAAGCACCGTTTCACAAACCCCCTATTCCCTGACCTCGAACCCCTGACCGCTCACATGAAATGCCTCACTATTGACGCTCTCTGGTGCTGGGCCATCGTCGTCTCGACCAAGCGGGTCGAGAATCGCACCTGGCGGACGAAATACCGGGGGCCGCTGGCGCTGCACGCCGGGCGGAACCGGTCGCGCGACGCCGAGGCGCTCGCCTTCCTCCGCAAGCAGGGCCTCGACCCACCCACCGGCCCCGCCCTCGACGCGCTGCGCGGCCACGTGCTGGCCACGTGCGAGCTGGTCGACGTGGTCGAATTCGAGTGGCGAGCGGCGAGCGGCGAGCAACGAGGTTTATTCTCGCCATTCGCCGCTCGCGACTCGTCGCTCGCCACTCCCTTCGCCTTCGGACCTCAGTGCTGGGTGCTCGACGACGTGCGGCCGCTGGAGGCCGCGGTGCCGGCCGTCGGCCGGCAGATGCTCTGGGAGTGGAGAGTACAGAGTTGAGGGTTGAGAGCAAAACTGACATCGCTTTGCGCTGACAGTTTTGCGTCGAAATTGGTTAAAAGTGGTCAGTTTTGGCCGGGTTAGCGCTGATCCGCGAAGACGCAAGCGTGGGTGTTCTCCCTGCCTACTGCCCCCTGCCCACTGCCCACTTCTTGTTCGCCGCCGTCTGCGGCGTTCGCGGCGTTCGCGGCCGAAAACCGCACGCGCCTGCGCCAAACTCACTTGCGTGAGCACCACGCCCGAACTTTCGCCGGACCTGCCGCGCAAGCGGCTGGTCGAAATCTTTCGCGAGTACAGCGACTACGACCTGGTCGGCGACGTGGGCCGGGCCCGGCTGTTTATTCAGGCGGCCCGGATGCTCTTGGCCACCCCGATCCGCCGGTCCGCCTCGGCCGGCCGCGGCGGCGAAGAGGTCGAGCTGGAGCCGCGGATCGTGCTCGAGCAAATGCAACAGGCCGAGCAGTGGTACCACACGAATTACGCGGCCACCCGGCCCCTGCGCCAGGTCGTGCCGCATGAAGATTGGAGGTAGGGGCGAGTGGAGAGTTAGTTGAGTGTCGAGAGTTGAGAGTTGAGAGAAAAAACTCTGGACTCTCCACTCTCGACTCTCAACTCTGTCCGCACACCATGGCCCGGCGAGCGAATGCGATCGACAGCTTGAGCTGCGCTTTTGGCGAGATGCAGGCGGACTACAACGCGGCGAAGCGTTCGGGCCGACTGCGGCCGCGGCGGCGCGGCGTGCCGGCGATGGGCGCCGGGGCCGATTGGCACTACCGCTCGGAGAGCGATTACCTGTGGATGGGCGAAGCGGCCCGCGACCTGGACCGCAACGACGTCGTGGTGGGGCAAACGCTCGACCGCGTGGTCACCAACACCCTGCAAGGCGGTTTGCAGCCCGAACCAAACACGGGCGACCGCGGCGCAGATCAAAGCCTCAAAGACCGCTGGGCGGAAGAATCTTGCGACCCCCTGTTATGCGACACCGCCGGCCAGCTCACCTTTCGCGAACAAACGGAGCTTGTGTTTCGCGACGCGCTCTCCGCCGGCGACATCTTCGGCCTGCCGACGATGGACGGGCCGGTGCAGCTGCTCGAATTCCACCGCTGCCGCTCGCCGCACCGCACGAAGAAAAACATCGTCCATGGAATCGAAATGACCGCGACGCGGAAGCGGTTGCGGTACTGGTTCACCAAAGAACCGATCGATCCCTTGTCGCACCAGTCGATCAAGGTGGGCGACCTCGCGCCGGTGGCGGCGTACGACTCGGGGCAGCCGAACGTGTGGCACGTCTATTTTCCCAAGCGGGCCACGCAGACGCGGGGCATCACGGCGCTGGCGCCGGTGTTCGACGTGGCGGGAATGCACGACGACATTCAGTTTGCGGAGCTGCTGCACCGCCAGGTGGCCAGCGCGTTTTTCTTTTTTCGCAATCGTTCGGCGGAGTTCAAGCCGCAGGATTATCAAAAGCAGTGGAACGATTCGGTCGGCTACGACATTCCCGAGCCGGGGACAAATCGCCGGTTGGAGGGGGTCGCCCCGGGGATGGAGCTCGCCGGCGCGCCGGGCGAAACGCTGTCGATGGCGTCGCCGCAGATTCCCAATTCGACGTTTTTTCCGCACGTGCGGATGGTGCTTCAGTTTATCGGCGTGAATTTGGGTTTGCCTCTGGTCTTGATGCTGCTCGACGCGTCGGAAACGAATTTTTCGGGCTATCGGGGCGCGGTCGATCAGGCCCGGATGGGCTTTCGCCGGAACCAGGATTTGCTCTGCGGGCGGTGGTGCCGACCGTATTACCGCTTCAAAGTCGAGCGGTGGCTCTCCGACGATCGGGCGCTGCGCGAGTTGGCCGCCACATCGGGAGTGGATGTTTACCGTCATACGTGGAAAAAGCCGGCCTGGCCCTATATCGAACCGACGAAGGATGCCACGGCCGATCTGATTCGCGCCGCGAACGGGCAGACGAGTCTGACGCGACTGGCGCAGGAGCGGGGCCTCGACTTTGCCGACATCGCCCAAGAGAACGTGCGGGACCGAGGCTACGTGGTGGAGCTGGCGCTCAAGCGGGCCGCCGAGCTCAACACAGAGTTCAAGCTCAAAGGGGAGGCGCAGGTGAACTGGCGGGACCTGGCGGCCCTGCCGATGGCCAGCGGCATCACCGTGGCGATCAGCGCCGGCGACGACCAGCCGGAGGCGGCGAAGCCGCAGGGGTCCGAGGATGGGGGGCAGGGATAAATGCCGCTTGAATTGCAAGACAATCTTGGTTTGAGCGGTCTGCCCTACGTCGACCAGTACGTTGGGGTCTGGTCGATGCTGGAGGATCGCTTCAACGCGCTCCGTGGCCACGCGCAGCAGATCAACGTCCAATTGCACCTCGACCGGCTTCAATCGCAAGAAGCGCAGGCGGAAATCAAGGCGCGGGCGGATACCGAACTCCGCGTGACGCGCGACCGCATCGCGGTGATTGAGCTCCGCGGCACGATGATGAAACACGCGTCGAGTTTTTCGGCGAACGCAAGCACCGTGGCGGTTCGGCGGCAAGTGCGGGCCGCGGCCAGCGACGACGACGTGGTGGGCGTTTTGTTGATCGCCGACACGCCGGGCGGACTGGTTGCCGGCACGGACGATCTGGCCCGCGACGTTGCCGCGGCCGCGAAGCGCAAGCCGGTCTATGGGTACTGCGAGGATCTCTGCGCTTCGGCCGGTTATTGGGTGATGTCGCAGGCGACAAAACTGTTTGCCGGACCGACGGCCTTGGTGGGTTCGATCGGCGTGTTCACGGTCGTTTACGACTATTCGCGGATGGCCGATGCGGAAGGCATCGACGTGAAGGTGATTCGCTTCGGCGAGTTCAAGGGCATGGGCGCGGCAGGCGCCAAAGTGACCGAACCCGAGTTGGCCGAGATGAAAAAACGGGTCGATGCGTTCGGCAATGATTTTGTGGATGCGATCGCGACAGGCCGCAGTTTCAATCGCACGACCGCCGAGCAGCTCGCCGACGGCCGCGTCCACAAGGGCCAGGCCGCGGTCGACTTGAAGCTCGTCGACGGGATTCAATCGCTCGACGATACGCTCACTCAATTGGTGCAAGCCAGTCAACAACCTCAGAAACGGAGAAATCAAGCTATGAGCGAAGCCAACGACCCCACCACTCCCGCCGCCCCGCTAGCCGCTTCGCTCGCCGAGCTCAAGTCCGCGCTGCCCGACGCGTCGAGCGATTTCCTGCTCAAGCAACTCGAGGAAAAGGCGACGCTCAGCACGGCGCTGACGAACTACGCCGCCGAGCTCGCCGCGGAAAACAAAAAGCTGAAAGACGCCGCGGCCGAGGCGGAGAAAGCCAAGCCCAAGGCCAAGACGGGCAACCAGCCGTTGGCCGACGTCGACGACCAGGACGTGGATCGCGGTGGGCAATCGGCCAAAGAGGTCTACGACGAAACGTTCAATGCGTACCTCGACAAGGGCAAGACACGAGCCGAGGCCACCCAGTTGATGAACTCGCGACACCGCGAGCTCCGCGTGGCGATGGTCACCGAAGTGAACGCCAAAGCCAAACGCCCCTGCGAAATGAAATGAGTGGGCAGTCGGCAGACGGCAGTAGCCAGTAAACACGACACCTGAAACCCGACACCCGACACCTGAAACCTGATTCGGAGCTTTGAGATGCAATACGTAAACAACGGATCGAAAACCTTCCTCTGTGATGAAGCGATCCCCCAGTACAGCCGCGTGAAGCTCGACCCCGACGGCCGCGTGACGATCGCCGGCCTGGCCGACGTCGATGTCGGCGTGGCGATGAATCCCACGTTCGCCGCCGGCGAGGCGGTGGAGGTCCGCCTCCGCAACGCCGGGGGCACGGTGCCCATGATCGCGATCGAAGCGATCGAAGTGGGCGACATCGTCTACAGCGAAGCGGCCGGCAAGGTGCAAGACACCGCCGCGAGCACCGGTTACGCGGTGGGCCAGGCGATGACCGCGGCCGGCGCCGACGGCGACTACCTGGAAGTCTGCCGCTTCGTACCCGGCGAGGCGAACGCCTAATTAGCGAGTTGAGAGTCGAGAGTGGAGAGTCCAGAGTTTTGCTCTCAACACTCAACTCTCAACTGAAACCTGACACCCGAAACCCGAAACCCATTTATTTACTTGCGAGGTCGCGCGGCTGGTTCGCGTGGCCGACTGTCTGAGGCTGGACGCCGGAGTCATGACCGGCGGAGAAGGCCTACATCCTTTCGTTGGCTCAGTAGGGGGCCGCGCGGACCTGTCGTGCGGCCTCATTTTTTGCGCCCGAGAGGAGTCCCCCCGATGCCATCCCCTAGTTCGTCACTTGCGACCCTGCGCCCGGACCTGGCCGGCAGCCTGGAGGAATTCTCTCTGGCCGCCGACCGGCAGCATTTTATCGGCCAACGACTCTTTCCGGTGATCGACGTCGGCAAGCCGTCGGGTACCTTCGGCCGCATCCCGGTCGAGCAACTGTTGCAGCACCCCGAAACGGTCCGCGCGCCGGGCAGCCCGTACAACCGCGGGAAATGGAAGTTTGTCCCCGACTCCTTTGCTACGCAGGAGCATGGGCATGAGGAGCCCGTGGATGACAAAGAGTCGGAG